TACACCAAGGAACAACTCGGCTCGGGCCAACGATGGGCTGGGTGGCTGGCTGTATTGCTTGAGGGTGGCGACAAAGACAGAGATACCCCCCACTTCGGGAGGAACAGAGGGTGTCGTTGTAGGGGTAAGTGAAAACCAGACAATACTGCCTGCCACGGGTGGGGCGGCTGTGATAGCGGTATTGATTTGAGGCCATCCAAGCCCTGTCACAGTAGGTGGCGCAAGGGGGTCGGTATAAGAGTCCGTCAGGACACCAAAGCCAGCAATCACCTCAATGTCATTAGCGCCGGGGCCAATGTTTAGCTCACCACCGTCTATAAGACCTGTAGGAAATGCCTCGGCAAGGACGCCACGGTTCTTCCAGAGGCCTGTGTCTTCATCGTACCAGAGACCCTGACCCTCAAGGAGAGGGTTAGAGATGAGGTCTGTGTCAGTTAGGTTCGCTAAGGAGGTCTGGTGTGGGTTATTGAAGTCCCCAATGTGTGCAGCTAAGTCCTGTACAATCTGGTCTATCTGTTCCTGAAGGTCCTCAATGTACGGAGCCCAGTTACGACCTCCAGCACCACTGTTGCTGACGTACGTAATCTGCTGTGACAGCTCGTCACTAAGGATTCTACCTGCGTCAATTTCAGACCCGTCTGAGAGGTAAATCGTGAGACTACCATCAATGTCAATTTGTGCGTCAAGGACGCTAACACCGTCCCTACCGTCAGCACCCACCAGACCATGGTGCCCATCAGCACCAGAGGAGCCAGCAGGACCAACAGCACCAGCGACACCAGCTGGTCCTCTAGCTCCATCAGTTCCCTTTGCGCCTTTTGGACCCTGCTGACCATCTTTTCCATTTCGTCCATCGACTCCGTGTTTGCCTGAGGGCCCAGCTGGTCCAGTGTTACCTGAATCGCCTTTTCTCCCTTTAGGACCTCGTGGACCGCCTTGACGCAAGTCCACATCACGAATCTTCTGCTCTAGCTTCTTAAAGAGTGCTAGGGTAGTAGTATCCATAGTGGTTTCCTATTGTTGTAGTTACTCGCTTGAGTTAATCATGTTCTGCGCTTCCTTCTCATTCTTACGCCGCAGGTCGATGTCCTTCTCCTTAATATTCAGCTCACGCTCCCGTAGCTTGGTCTCAGCTACCTTGAGGCGTCTGTTGAACTGCTCAGCTGTCACACCGTCCCGAATATCCGCTACAGCGTCTATACGGTCATTCTCAATCTTACGGGGCTCCAGCTCTGCCTCTACCTTGTACTTCTCTGCACGAGCATTAGACTCAGCGGCTTGTGCCTCAAACACAGCAATCTGTGCTTCACCTTGGCGAATCTGCATGTCTAGCTGCATCTGTTCCATCTGCTGCTGTCGCTGCTGCTCCTCTGGGTCAGGCTGTGCTGCCTTCTTCAGGGCTGCGTTGAGTTCCTCACGGTTCTCTACGTCCATGTTGTCCACCACCGCCTGCACCAAAGCTGGGTAGATGGGGGACTCAGGGGATGCGGTCTGCATCAGTTGCACCAGCTGTGACACTTGGTACTCACGTGCCATAGTGCCCAGAGTGGACTCTACGAGGAACTTGTAGTCCTTCACAGGGTAGTTCTCTGGGTCGAACTGCATGTACCGCCAAGCAGCCTTCTCTACGAAGGGTATCCAGAACCCCTCTTGGAAGTTCAGCACTGTGCGCTTCTGGCGCTTAATGACAGTACCTAGGGCCATGGATACAGCGCCCGTCTTGTTGTTGGAGCCCATGCCACCAGCGAACTCAGCACCGTCCATTGCACCTGTGGACTGCTGGACCATCTTCTGCAACTCAGCGGCCTGAGAGAAGGTGATTTGGTCCACCTGTCCAAAGTTGAAGCTCTGGAGCACCTCGTTGGGGTTGCCGTTGGTGAGAATCATCTTACCGGGGCGTACAACAGGCTTGTGCCCTCTAGGGATGCGTGTAGCGTCCATAGCGAGCATTGGGTGGATAGTGAGGGCTAGGGCGTCAATACGCGCACGTATCTCCGCATCAAGCGCCTTCTGTGAGTTGTAGCCCTTCTCGCATACACCACGGCCCCAGAAGAGTCCGGGTACCACGTCCCACTGAAATGCTACGATGGGTCGGTCCTGCATCATGTAGGGGTTCTCCTCAACCTTCAGGAGTACGCCCTCGTTGGCGATTACGACAATTGCTTCTACCCAGTAGGAATCATCTTGGGCGTCTTCGGGGAACAGCTCAGTGACAACTTCCTCAGGGGACGAGATGTCGTCGTGAGGGTGTGCACCAAGGCCCTGTGCCTTGTCTAGGAGGTGGCGTGGTACTAAGCCGTAGTACTTGAGGAGGCGCACCTTGTCCATGTACGGAACAGTGTCCAGCTCGTTGTTGGGCTCTATATCCTGGTCTTGGGCCGCTACACCTACGAATACGTCCCTGTAGACACCCTTCTCCTGTAGCTCCTTGACGTAGTGCGCTGGTACGAACTCGTCCGTGGCGACACCGTGTGCACTGTTGACGCAGGTGGCCACTGGGTCGATGAGAAAGTTCTTCATCTGGATGGGCTTCATCTTCACTACGTTGCGCTTCTGGATGTTGACACCAACCATCTGTACCTGACCGTCCATCGCTGACTCAGTGGCGGGTACCATCTCGTTGACTTCCTCTAGGACAATTTCTGCTGCACCTGTGCCGTACACGGCTGCATTGATGAGCACTTCTGAGCAGGCTTGGCGTACACGCTGCTTACGGAGGTCCTCGTCGAGCTTCGTGCGTAGTAACGCAACATCCATTTCGTCTTGGTCCGCTGAATCATCGCGGATGTCAAAGAGCTTCCCAAGGCCGAAAGTAGATTCTTCAATCTCTGCGACAGAGGACTCGACTGCTTGTTGTAGTGCTGGGGTGACAATTCTGGACCTCTCTGTGCCTCTAGTGGAATCTTCTGAGGCCCATAAGCCCCGCCATAAACGGTAGTACTCGTCCCATTGGGAGTAGAAGTTGGCTTCAATGAAGTCAGTCCACTCCTGAGCCTTCCAGAGTACGTAGGACTCTATACTGTCCTGTGACTCCAACATGGGGTCATTCATAGTGTCGCTTTCTGGGTCCACTATCTGACCCTCTGTTTCGTATGCACTGGCCATGTGGGCTCCTATGGGGCTGTGGGGGTAAGTTTCTGTATGTGTCTGAAGTTGTCTACGAAGTACACCGATGTGATGTCTCCGATGGCTGCTGCGCCCTGTGGGACCCAGAATGAGAGGGCCACACCGTCAGCGGAAGGGTACCAGCGGATAAAGTCCCCCGCTAGGGAGGTACCGTCCGTAAAGGTGACCGTAATGGCGTCACCCCCTTGTAGGTCTAAGTCGTACTTCTCATTCGCCATCTTTAGTACCCTGTTGCGTCATCTAAGGGGGCCCAGTCGTCCACGTCACTCATTGCGGAGGTGTACGCCACATCTGCGAGTTGGTCGGTGTACGCCAAGGCGTCTATAAGGTCATCGTGGGTCAATTTGGAGGGGAACTGGAAGAGTTCGTCCAGGAACTTGGAATTCCACGCCCCTTTGTTGAATGTGACCCTTTTGTGCTCCATACGGCCCTGTAGGGCCCATACGACCCTATCTACCTTCTTCTTGTTGCCGTGGGTCAACAGTTCGACCCTAAAGTACCTGTTTCGTTGTCTTTGGAGGTCCAGAAGAGGGGACATTACGGCCTGCTGGGCAATACCCTTCTCAATGCCGACCTTTACGGGCTTGTACTGTACGACTAGCTCAAAGAGGGTCCTAGCGGTCTCTGCGAGGTCCCAGCGCCCGTGTACGATGTCTTTTACGTACCAATCCCCGTTGGGGAGCACTTTTACTACCGCGAAGGCACTTTGGTCGAGTCTTGACTTGCTGGTGGTAGTGCCTACCTGTTCAAAGCCTGCGAGGTCACACGCTATATAGTAGTCGCCTACTGCGGGTTCCTCTTCGCTGAACTGGAGCCACTCTTCCTTGAATAGTTGGGATTCTTTGGCTTCAAAGGACGCCATGAACTCCTGTCGGAATGCGAAGGACGACTGAGAACGCTTTGCAGCCTCAATTTCACTGGGGTCCAGCAATGGGTTGTCGTATGAGGTGAGGTGCCATGATTTCCACTCTGGGTCGCCTGACACTTCACCGTACTGGTACAACTCCCAGAAGTG